ATGGGCGCGAAAAACAGAGTCGCGGACAAACGTATAGCGCTGATTGCACAGACGGCCGCTGCGGCTGTCTTCGGTCAGCGAAATAATGTTGGATGCACCAATCGCGTTTAACGCGCTGTTGCAAATATCAACTTCTGAGGCCATGACGATCCTTGTAAAAAAAGGGGCGGCCGAAGCCGCCCCTAATCGTTATCGTCTACGAAACGACGTAGTGGATAATGAAGGACAAATCGCCTTCAGTGCCGCCAGCAGCTGACATCGTGATGGCTATGTAGTAATAGCCGCCAGGATCGCTTGTAGCGCCGGCAAGTTCCCACATTTTCTTACCAACAGTGTTGATATTGGATGCTTCGTGACGAACGTCGGCCATTGCACCAGCGTCAGCGACTGCCGTGGCGAAAGCGTCTTCGTCCACAACAACGCCAGCGGTAGTGTAAATACCGACGTTAAAGGTGTTAGAACCACCCAACGTATCTGAACCGACAAAAATGTGCGGAACAGTTGCGTTTGATGGCACCGGAGAGAGCATCAAGATGTCATCGTCATCTGAGTCTCCGGCTGCAACAACGATGGTTCCCTGAGCTACACGCATCACGCCATGTAGATTGGCAACATCGTTAAGCACTGATGGATCAGCTTCAAAGTTGCTGACCAGTGTTGAGTTAGCAGTACCCATTAATCAGCCCTCCTATGCAGATTCATCGCACGCGATAGAAACGACCTTGGATTCTTCCATCCGAGTCGACCCTACGGTCGCGCAATAAAATACCTGTGTTGAAAATGACTTATCATCGCGCTCAGTGATGCGCGCCATAGTGTCTTTTCCGACAGCAAGTAGGATTCCATCCTCAGCCCATGCAAAACAGGTTCGGATGTTGGATGCTACCGCGAGGCGATTGCTGACGTGGAACTTGAATCCCAAATAGGAATCAAGCTCACCGCGAGCTAAGGCTTTCACGGTATTGAAATCTGAACTTTTGACTTCAGTTGTATTCAGCAAAGCTGAAATCTGAGCAGGCGCTACAACAATGTGGCGCGGGATGCTCGGATCAATATCCGCCGAGTCCATGACTTCTTTGGCACTCAGGAGTTTGGCAACCGTCATATCCGCGCTGCCATGTGCGATCGTATTCGCAGAAAGCATTGAGGTGCTGGTCGAGCCAGCTTTGCCGGTTTTAGACGTCCCTGTCGCGGCTGCAATAATTTCATCATCGATGGATCTATTGATAGCTGCGGCAGCTGCCTGAGCATAGGTCGATGTCGGATCAGCCAACATTTTTACTTTGTCGGCGTCGTCAATCAGGTCGGCCCATTCATAGGTTTCAAGGGTTACCATCCGCCTTGAGTGGGGTGTTTCGACAAGGGGAGTATCCCCATGCCGCGTCGTCCGCTTAACGGCCGCAACGGAGCCTACTTGGTCGAAAAACGCTTTTTCGCCCGTGACAGACTCTTCACGAACCGCACCGCGAAGGACACTTCCGCGCTGTTGAGCGAGTAAAGCGATATTTGAGCTAAACTGCTGAACAAACGCTGTGGTGACTTGTGTGGACACAAGATCCTCCTACAGTTGTGGTTGAAAAAAATTTCTCGGCACGCTTCCCTTGCGGACGTAACCTTCACTTAACGACTGATGGTCGACCTGACTTACAGGTTTGCGGCAAGACCTTTCGGCTACCTTGCACTACGCAACTTGATCGGTTCCGTAGATATGCTCATAAAGGCGATTGCGTTCCTGCACGAAGAAATCGTGCTGCGGATGTTTACCATCAAACAAAGGCCCGTTAGGTGCCTCAATCTCGCGCAGCTTGTCCTGCGCCTCGGATGGCGTCATCGCCGTGTTAGATTTCTCAAAGCCGGCGAAGTCATCTTCGCTGACCTTGTCTCTTATATATTCACCAATGCCCACCATCGATTTTATAAATTCGGGGTGGTCACCTAATAGCGTTCCATCGGCTAACGGAATTTCGGTCAATTCATTGTTGCCAAGCTCCGACAACATACCGTTAGCGAGTGACAAACGGTCTTCGTATGCGTTTCCATATTCCTTACGCAAATCAGCTGTAACCTGAGCGCGCATAGCTTCGACGTTCGGCGCCTCTTCTTCCTGACTTGCAGTTAGCTCGTTATACGAGGCCAACAATTTTTGCGCCTGATCGTTGTTTAATCCGATGTCATGCGCGGTGTTTCTAAACCAGCCCAACAAGTTTTCGTCAGGCTCCTCTCCAGCTTCAAGAGTGTAGGCTTCACCGCTTTCCGGCCGGCCGAGACGGTCGTAAACTTCGCCCCAATCTTCAGCGCTGGAATGTTCGCCAGGCAATGGAATTTTATCGCGCCCGATCATCGAGGACGCATTTACATATGCCTTTGCTAAATTTTCGACAGATTGGATAGGATCGAGAGCGGTATGTCCGCGCAACCCTTCATCGTCTATTGCAGCTTTCCAATCGTCAGACGGGGCTACCTCCGGTTCGGAGACCTCCGCTACCTGTTCTTCTTCAGCCACTATCTACTTCTCCTTCTATTGGTTTGCGGTCGCTCAGGAGCGACAGGATGAACAGAACGACAGATCTCTGTCCCTCTGCGTAGGCACTTTCGCAGTGATCACCGCGAAAGGTCGGGGTATAAAATCCATAGCGGTGCTTCATATCTTCAAGCAGCCGCTCCCCTTCGTTTGTATTAAATATGTGTTTTGCGTCTTCGCGCAGTTCTTCAATCATTGACCACCGCCTTGCAGCACCTTGATCGCCGGGGCCACAGATCCAAGCGCCTCAGCGGTCTGCGTTGCTTCGTTCAATTCCTGCTGCTGTGCCTGTTGCTCCTGCCGTACCTGGCGATCGCGTGCTATTTCGCCTTCGCCCTTTGTAACGCTGGCGGGAATGGAAAGCGTGCGGAGCATGTAGCGAACAAGGCCATCGGTATCGAGGTGGTCAAATACACCGGGGTCAATGCCGGCAAGCGGACTAAGCAGTTCAAACAACCGCATAATGCCCTGCACGTCGGATTGTTTCTGTGCCTTCGCCAGCGGACTGACGTATTCAATGTCGAGGCTTTCTTGCTCTATTGTCTCAGGTGCTTCCGGTATTTTGCCTTGCCGGATAAGCAGCGCAAAAACGCGCTCAATCATGGGTTGGAGCAATTCAGCTTGCAGGCGCCCAAGCACGGGGCCAAGCAGCCTCATTTTTTCTTCAGTTCTTTGCACGACTTCCGTCGCGGTCATTTGCGGGCCAGCACCCAGCACCAGCTGGTCGACGTAAAACGCCGATCGAATTGCCTGCCGTCGCTGCTCTTCCAGGTTAAGGCCAAGGGGATTATTGGCGCCTATTTGCAATGGCTCGATGCGGTCACGGGTGCCGCTGCGGTAAAAGTTCAAACCCGCCGGCTTGGTTTTGATGGGCAGCATGAACCCGTCATCCGGCACCATTAAAGGCGGATCGACCTGTTTCTGTGCCGCGGTGATTGTCACCTTCGACATCGCGTTGATCATCATGGTGTCGGGCAATGCCGTCATTGCCGGCGATCGACCGTAGCCCTGCTCAAAGCTCGCCTTTAAGAAACGTGGGCAAACGTATGGAAACTCGTCAAAGCCGCCTTCGCGGATAATTATTTTTTGTGTTGGCTCAATGTAGATCGAGGCAAACGGCTTATTGCCGCTGTCTATTTTCTGCGCGTCCCTCTCATCCCGCGGCATCACGACATGAACGAACTGGATCGCGGCGGCGCGTAGGCTAAGTTTAAACTTGCGAAAAACCGTATCCACACGTCCATATTCATCTTCCGCTAGGTAACATTCTGATATGTGACGGGTAGCAAAACGCACACCGCCTTCGGGCGCGTTTTCAATAAACATAACGCCGGTGCCGAAAGTGATGAGATCGTGATAAAGCTCATGCACCTGTTCGGCGTGGTTTGAGCGCTGAAACTCGCGCTGCATAATTTGCGTCACGCCTTCCAGATATTCCTTGGCCTCATCGTCCGTGTTGAGTTCTTCTTCAACAAACGCGAGATCGAACCATGCCATGCTGGGATTGGTTAACATCCCGTGCAGGGACGCACTTAGCATTTCAGCGGCATGGATAGCGGTGCCGTCGTAGATAAGCTCCATGCGCTTGTCGCCGGCGCTACGGGACTTTGTTACGTCAGCTTTTCGCGGAACGATGTATTCCGCTATCTGCTGCCAATGGTGTTCCCATGTGCTGCGCTGTTCCGCCAGCTTGTCCAGGCGCTTTAGCAGGACAGCGGCGCGATCGTCACTTGCCATTTAGCTGCCCAATAAGGTTTTAGAAGTAGTCGGTGCCGAGCCTAGAACAGAGCCACTTAGTCGAGCGCCTCTGCCGGCGCCCGTTCTTACTTTTTTCAATCGCTTATCTTGCTCGGTTTCACCGACTTTAACGACGGTATCGGGAGTAACTGTTTGAACTACCGGTTCCGGCTCTACAGGCGGCGGCGGTGGTGGAGGCGGTGGGCTAAAAATCCGTTGTACGACTCTGGTCATTCTGATGATCCTAACAATGAGGCTTTTGATACCTCTGCTTCAGTGGTTAATCCTGTTCCGCTAGTGGCGATTGTTGCCTTCCTTCCCTTCCGGCGTTTCATATCCTGCCGGACTTTTGTCTTCACGGTTGTGTCCGGCGCCAAAATTGCCGGCGGTGGTGGAACGGGCGGGATTGGAGGTGGCGGTGGAACGCTTACCTTTGGGAATAAAAAACTCATGCTGCTACATTTCCAAATGGGTTGTAGTTGTTGTCCGCAAACTGTTGCGGCGGAATTGCGTCTTCACTGCGCGTCTCAAGACCAATCGCCATATATCTGAGGGCGTCGGCAAAATGTGACGACCAATCGTGGACGGGCTGGTCGCGGAACGTCCGCGTTCTTTCGTTATAGGCGCGGTGGTAGTGCCGAAGCGCTTCCAGGGCATCGCGACAGTTGTCGCGGTCAAACCATAGTCGTGGGATTAGTAACCGCGCAGCATGGATGCCATCTTCAACAGGCAACCTCGGCAACACGCGGAAATTGAGGCCCAAGTCGTATGCCATTTCTCTACGACTTTTGCCGCTGCCCACTTCACGGACTTCCAGATCGTGCGGCCCGTAGTGCGTGCCGTAGAGATAACCGCGTTCTTGCAATACACGGGCGTAGTGCGGCAAACCCTCACCACGGTTTTGATAAGCGTCAATGATGTGGATTTCACCGCGGCCCACAGATTGCGCAAATAAGATCGCGGTGTAGTCGTGCATTCCCAGATCCCAGAACGTATCAACTTTAAACCTTGGGTCATATGGGACACTGGTAATTCTTTGCTTGTCATCCGCTTCCTGTAATTCCTTGCCAAATACGGAGCCGGGGACGTTAGCTACCCAGCTGCACTCAAATTCCTGATTATATTGGTCTTCCGTCATGGTCGCCTTGGCGGCGGCCAGTTCGTCGTCATCCAGTAGCCTGGTTTCCGACGCCTTGTACATCTTGCGCGCCCATCCCGGTGTCGTGGCGGCCGCTTCCCAAAG